GTGTTGGATTATATGGACCTGTATAAGAAATATGTTTATACTAACCAAGAGTCCTATGCACTCAACCATATCGCATATGTCGAACTGGGTGAGAAGAAACACGATAACCCGTATGAAACGTATAAAGAATGGTATACAAAAGATTATCAGTCATTTGTAGATTATAATATTCGTGATGTTGAACTTGTCGATATGTTAGAGGAGAAGATGAAACTTATCGAACTACAAGTGACTATGGCATATGAGGCAAAGATAAACTATAACGATGTATTCTCACAGGTTCGTATGTGGGACTCTATCATCTATAACTATTTGAGAGATAAAAACATTGTAGTGCCGATGAGGAATATCAGTCGTAAGGATAGTCGGTATGAAGGTGCCTATGTGAAAGAACCACAGACAGGTCAACATAACTGGGTGATGGGTTTTGACTTGAATAGTCTGTATCCACATTTGATTATGCAATATAACATTTCACCAGAGACAATATCTGCTGACCAGTTTCCTAATGTCAGTGTGAATAAACTATTGAATCGAGATGTTGATATACCTGATGATGGTTATACACTGACTCCAAACGGAGCAAGGTTTACAAAAGAGTATCAGGGTTTCCTTCCGGGCCTTATGGATAAGTTTTATGATGACCGTGTGAAGTTTAAGAAACTAACTTTACAGGCAAAACAAAAATATGAAGATACAAAGGATCCTAAATATTTAAAAGATATTTCAAAGTTCAATAATATCCAGATGGCTCGTAAGATTGCCTTGAATAGTGCTTATGGTGCAATGGGCAATCAGTTTTTTAGATATTATGATGAGAGGGTGGCGATAGCAATTACAACGTCTGGACAGTTATCTATTCGTTGGATAGAAGGAAAGGTGAACGAATATCTAAACAAGATATTGGAAACAGAAAATGAAGATTACATCATTGCATCAGATACGGACTCAATATACGTTACGTTTGACGAGTTGGTACGCAAGTCTTTTGATGGAAGAAATGTCTCAACAGAAAAAGTTATCAGTTTTCTCGATAACGTGGCTAAAAAGAAGTTGGAACCGTTTATTGATAAATCTTATAAGGACCTTGCAGAATATGTAAACGCCTATGCCCAGAAGATGGAAATGAAACGCGAGATTATTGCGGACAAGGGCATATGGACTGCAAAGAAAAGATACATTCTCAATGTGCATGACAATGAGGGTGTTAGGTATAAAGAACCACAATTAAAAATTATGGGCATTGAGGCTGTGAAGTCCTCAACACCAGAACCTTGTCGTGATAAAATTAAAGAAGCGTTACGAGTTATCATCAATAGTGATGAGGTTGAGTTAAATAAATTCATACAAGATTTCCGTAAGGACTTTATGAATATGGACCCAGAAGTTATTGCTTACCCAAGGTCGTGTAACGGTGTGAAGAAGTGGGGAGATACTTCCAGTGTTTTCAAAAAGGGAACACCGATGCACATAAAGGGTGCCTTGTTGTATAATCATTTGTTAAATAGAAACAAGTTGTCACATAAGTTTCCGTTTATACAAGAAGGCGATAAGATAAAGTTTTTACAACTGAGAAAACCAAATATTTTACAGTCTAATGTAATTAGTTTTATGACCAAACTGCCTAAGGAGTTTGAACTGAAAGAAATTATTGATTATGACATTATGTTTGACAAGAGTTTTGTTGAACCATTGACATTTATTTTGGACAGTATCGGTTGGAATATAGATAGAAGTTACGGCACACAGATTACACTGGAGTCACTTTTCGGATGAAATATACACCATATACAATGAACGATGTTTACCAGGGAGAGAATAAAAACTTATTCTCTGTTATTTCTACATTCGCCGGAGGCGGTGGGTCATCTACAGGTTACAGACTTGCAGGTGGAAAGATATTGGCAATAAATGAGTTTGTTGCTGAGGCAAGAGAAACTTATCGGGCCAACTATCCTAGTACCCCTATTATCCCCGATGATATAAAGAAACTATCAGGAGCGGACATTTTAGAGGTCGCTGGAGTGGCTGTGGGGGAGTTAGACCTATTAGATGGTTCTCCACCGTGTTCAGCATTCAGTATTGCAGGACGAGGCTTTACACATCATGGTGGGAGTCACAAGGCAGGCTTTGGAAAAAAGAAACACTACTCCGACGAGCAAGAAGTAGAAAACATTGAAGATTTGTTTTTTGAGTTTCTACGAGTTGCCAAGGACATTCAACCAAAAGTTATTATCGGTGAAAATGTCAAAGGTCTCACTATTGGTGAGGCGAAAGAATACTATCATCGTATTATAAACGAGTTTGAGAAAATCGGTTATGATGTTTGTTCTAAAGTTCTCAATGCAAAACATTTTGGTGTTGCCCAGTCTAGGGCTAGGACTATCTTCATTGCTTTGAGAAAAGATATCACGGCCAAGGTTGGAATGTCCTTTATGAATATTCACAGTGTATTTCCATCAGAGAATAAAGAGATTATTCCTCTTGCATCTGCTATGGAAAACCTAGAACTTGATAAAGATGAAGTGACAATGCTTACTGAGAAATGGACTAATACGGCCTTTCATAAAAAGACTGGATATATGTTCCCACAGAATCCTGATAAAGTTATCAGTGGTGAGAATGTGGGTAAAAAGAATTTACATTTTAGTTGTAAGAAAACTTCTGCTTTAGTTCCTGCCCCCACTATTACAGCTATGGGTTCTGCTATGACGACAGGTGGTGCAGTACATTGGTGTGAAGATAGGAAGTTTACCATCAAGGAACTGAAACGTATTACAAGTTTACCTGATGACTTTAGATTGACAGGCACATTCAATCAACAGGCAGAAAGATGTGGTCGAATGGTTCCTTCACTAATGATGAAGGCGATAGCAGAATCAGTTTATAATAAAGTGTTATCGAAATTATGAAATTATTTGAAAATGTACTTTCTGAAAAATTATTTGATGATATAGTAAAAGATTTATATTCCCGTTTAGATAAAGGAGTATGGAGTTCCAGTAGGTTTGCCTGGCCTGACCATATCAAGAATCATATTATAGGATCAACTAATTGGACTGATGTTAAAAAATCACTTGCTCATAAAATTCTTACTGAGTTTAAGGAATATTATCCTTATAAGGATGAAAATAAAATAGCGGTAATGTATTATGTAATGAATCCCAATGCGGGAATATCTGTACATCACGACGAGGACCATTATAGTTGGAACGCTACTATATATTTGAATCAAGATTGGGATCCAGATTGGGGTGGTTTGTTATTGTGGAGTGAAGATGATACTTATTTCAAAGGACTAGTGCCTAAAAAGAATAGAATGGTTGTATTTGATACTAATGTATCTCATATAGTGACACCTGTTGCTCACACTTCACCGCAAGAAAGAGCAACTATACAAATACGCGAGTGGCGAAAAACAATATAATGGAGAAAGAAAATGACAGGATTTTTGAAAAATGCGATTAAGAGTGCGGGAAATGAATACGGCGTTATCGCTGCGGATGGCATTGACGCCAGTGATGTTGGTGGGTATGTGGATACTGGTTCTCATATTTTTAATGGTTTGGTATCTGGTAGTATATGGGGTGGTTTACCCAATAATAAAATTACAGCAATTGCTGGCGAAAGTGCTACGGGTAAAACCTTTTTCGCGTTAGGTGTTTGTAAATCTTTTCTGGAAAACCCAGAAGCAAATGTAGTATTTTTTGAATCAGAATCTGCTATTACAAAAGATATGATAGAGCAGAGGGATATAGATTCTTCTCGTTTGGCTATTCTACCTGTGACGACCGTACAAGAGTTTCGTTATCAGGCACTCCAGGTATTAGACCTGTATGAGAAAGAGGGCGAAGGTAAACCATTGTTGCTTTGCCTTGACAGTCTCGGTATGCTATCAACAACCAAAGAGTTGGAAGATACAGAGGCAGGCAAAGAAACAAGAGACATGACCCGTTCACAGATAGTCAAATCGACTTTCCGTGTTCTGACACTGAAACTTGGCAAACTAAAAGTGCCAATGTTGATGACCAATCACACTTATGATGTTATTGGTTCGATGTTCCCAACAAAAGAGATGGGTGGTGGCAGCGGCCTCAAGTATGCCGCATCAAGTATCATCTATCTGTCAAAGAAGAAAGACAAAGACGGCACAGAGGTTGTCGGTAATATTATTCACTGTAAAACTTATAAGTCACGACTGACAAAAGAAAACCAAATGGTTGATGTCCGTCTGTCTTATACCCGAGGCCTTGACAGATACTACGGCCTGTTGGAACTTGCTATTGAGGCTGGTGTGTTCAAGTCTGTATCAACCCGAGTCGAGTTGCCTGATGGCACAAAGACTTTTGGTAAAACTATCAACAATGATCCAGAGAAATACTTTACAGCAGAAGTAATGGAAAAACTTGACGCGTTTGCCAAAGAGAAATTTACATATGGATAATTATATACGAGTTTATGATAATGTCATACATAACAGTCAAGAGTATATAGATACATTTTCTACACGGACTTATAAAGACACGATTCACGAAGAAAAGAAAGATGAAAGAATATCTTTCACACAAGTAAATCTCGGCGAAGAGGATCCTTTGAGTAAAGAATATTTACGAGTTATGAATGAATATTTTGAAATATATAAGAAGGACTGCAATATTAAAGATTATCAAATGCCAGATGAGTTTGGTTATGAGACTGTAAGAATAAAGCGATATCTTTCTAATGACTATGATAGATTTGATGACCATGTGGATGTGGGTGATTATGCTAGTTCAAGAAGATTTTTAGCATTTTTTATATATCTGAATAATGTTGAAGAAGGTGGAGAAACAGAGTTTCTAAACATTTATAAACCAGGTACATATATAAAATTTAAGATAAATCCAAAAGCAGGACGAATGGTAGTATTTCCTCCGTTATGGAGCTGGCCTCATAAAGGTCATAAACCAGTATCGGGTAAGAAATATCTATTACATTCGTATTTACATTATGTTTGAATTTGTAGAACACAAAGAAACGGGCGAGAGTGCCTTAATGATAAACGAAGGCGAGTATAAAGGACTCGTCTTTAAATTTTTAGATGGAAAGGTCAAACTGACAGATGAGTTTGGGGGGCCTTTGGACCTTGATGATGTGGACGCAATTCCTATTGACTTTGATTACGAAGTACTGTATAATCCTAGTAATAAGAATATTTTTGATAATGAGTTTAAGAATTTTCTAGGTGAAATTTTTATGACTCTTATGTATGAAAGCGTAAATACCGGAAACTATAGGTTAGATGATGAGAATAGAAACGACAATACTGAACAACTTACTACAGAATGAGGAATATGTCCGAAAGGTTATTCCATTTATTGAACAAGAATATTTTGCAGACTTTATTGAGAAAACAATATTTACAACGATACAGGAATATATCAAAAAATATAATGATCCTCCTGTAGTTGAAGCATTATTGATAGATGTTCAGAAAGCCAGTCTAACAGAAGAACAGTATGGTCGGGTCAAAGAATATATTGATACCCATATAAAAAAGACAGAGGTCGATTTTGAGTGGGCAATAAACGAAACAGAAAAATGGTGTAAGGATAAGGCCATTTATAATGCTATATTCAAAGGCATTCAAATTATTGATGGTAAGACAGATGAAACGCCAGAGGTCATTCCGGGCATTCTGTCAGATGCGTTAGGCGTATCGTTTGATAGTCATATTGGGCATGACTATATCGACCAGTCGTCCGACCGTTATGAATTCTATCATGAGGTCGAAGAAAAGGTTCCGTTTGATTTAGAATTTTTCAATAAAATAACTAAAGGCGGTATGCCAAACAAAACATTGAATATTGCTTTGGCAGGCACCGGTGTGGGTAAATCTCTATTCATGTGTCATGTAGCAGCATCTACATTGATGCAGGGTAGAAATGTGTTATACATTACTTTGGAAATGGCAGATAAAAAGATAGCAGAGAGAATAGATGCCAACTTGATGAATATCAGTTTGGATGACCTTGAGTCTTTACCGAAGAAAATGTTTGATGACAAAATCAAACGAATAGAAAAAAAGACAAAGGGTAAGTTGATAGTCAAAGAGTATCCTACTGCATCAGCACACACAGGGCACTTCCGGGCATTGTTGAATGAACTTATCATAAAGAAAAACTTTAGACCTGATATATTGATTGTAGATTATTTGAATATCTGTTCCTCCAGTCGTTTCAAGATGGGAGCAAGTATAAACTCTTATTCGTATATCAAGAGTATTGCAGAGGAGTTGAGAGGACTAGCAGTAGAGTTTAATGTTCCAATTCTGTCTGCAACACAAACAACCAGAACAGGGTTTGTATCAACGGACATTGGTTTGGAAGATACCTCAGAGTCGTTTGGTTTGCCAGCAACAGCAGACTTGATGTTTGCATTGATATCGACAGAGGAGTTGGAGAAACTAAACCAAATGTTGGTAAAGCAGTTGAAGAATAGATACAATGACCCGACATTGAATAAACGATTTGTTATTGGTATAGACCGAGCAAAGATGAAATTATATGATGTCACTCAGTCTGCACAAGAAGATTTAGTAGATAGTGGACAAAGTGAAGAAGAAATCATTGATAGGTTCAAAGATTTCAAGGTATGAGTTGATATAAATATTACAAAAATATGGAGTCCTTATGAAGTCTTATAAATCCTTTTTACTGGCTGAAAGCGATACGTCGGATGCTACAAATGTAGAAATGGCAATTTGTTTAGCCCATAATATGAAAACTATTCAAGAGAAGAAAGGTACTCATGTAGATATGGAAAAACTATTTACGGAGGCACAAGAACAGGCTGGTATAACACCTGCAAAGTGGAATAAAATACCTTCACAGAAACAGAAAGAACTTTTAAAAATAGGTACTGCTGTTGCTAACGATCCCCAATTAGGTAATGTTGGTAAGTGGTTGATACATTCTGGTACAGGTAAGGCTACTACACATTATAAGAAAGGTAAAGATGTAACACCCAAGACTGATTTATATGGCAATGCTCGGAATAGATTTTCTTTAAAGAAGGCCGGAGATGGTGGCACAGGTGCTCAACTTATGAGTGCAAAGTCAGGTGAGGCCTCTGGTGTAATGAGAGGAGCAATTGCTCATTTGGAGAGTGTAGAACCTAGTGTTATCGTAAGTGGCACTAAATCTGTTTTCGATATTCTTGAAAAGAAAATGTTAGCTACTTCTAAAGATATGAATGTAGAAGTTAGAGAAAGTAAAAAAGATTTTGCAGCATGGTATACCAATGCTAGATTACCAGAACTTCAAAAGTTGGCGAAGAAGAATAAAATAAAGACTACAGATAATAAACTCAAAGCACATATTAAAGATGAACTATCTGCTTTGGGTGTAGCTCCTACGAAGTCAAAAGGGAAAAGTCTTATTGATGGTTTGATGATTGCTCGTCCAGATTTTGATAAAAAGATGAAGCAGTATGTTAAGAGTAATGTTGCTGTAGGTGATGTAATGGTAAGTGCGAAACATTTAAAAAATGTATCTCCAAAGGAACTTACTAAAAGTAAATTGAAAACAGAGATAGTAGATATTCTTAAAATCTCTATGGCATCAAAAGAATGGAAAGCAGAACTACAGGGATTTTTAGAAAATAATGAATCGTTAAAGAAGTGGTTGGTATATGAGGCTGCTTCAGGTCTTTATAAGTTTACTGGAAAACCTACAACAGGTTCAAAATATACTGGTAGTGAAACAGCAGTAGCAAATACAATGTTAGTATTTTATGAAGGCGGAATCAAAACGAAAGAAGATACTTTTTCTTGGTCCATGGCAAATGCAAGTTTAGCATCAAATGTTGCTGTAGATTTTAAAGGTAGTGGCCGGTCAAGATATATAAAACTAGGTATAGCAGCATCTTATGAACATGAAGGAACTCCTTTACTAGAAGAAACTCTTAGTCAAATCGTTAATGAAGAATACGGCAAATATAACAAATATTTGTTGTCCGAAGGATATTTTTCTGACGTGGTTGCCGATGTAAAGGGGAAGATTCAATTCGCTGCCCAAAAACTTTGGGAAAATATTATTAAGAGGTTTATGTTAAAACTAAAAGAATGGGCCCAGAAAGGACTTACATACCTATTAGATATATTAGGTATAGAGATGGACGGTTCTGTTGCTTTCAAAACACCGAGCTGGTAATGAGATATAAAGACTTTTTAATAGAAGATGCTAACACGCATCTGGAGCATCTGGAAGATGACATCATAGACCATGGTGTGGACGGTGGCGAAAATGCAATTCGTTTTCTAGAAAGTCTACGAGATATGTTAGCCGGTAGTGCTAGCAAGTCAGTTAGTGTAACCGTCAAGTGGGATGGTGCCCCGGCTGTGTGGGCAGGCATAAACCCAGAGAATGGAAAGTTTTTTGTAGGCACAAAGTCTATCTTTAATAAACCCGGCGGCCGAAAAGGTCCGTTGATAAACTATACTCATGCAGATATAGATAAGAACCATCCTGGTGGTCCCGGCCCCAAACTTCATGCGGCCCTGGATCATTTTAAGAATTTGAAAATACCTGGTATCTGGCAGGGAGATATACTTTTTACTAAAGGTGATTTGGAAACTAAAAAAATAGGTGATGAAAATATGACCACCTTCACACCGAATACGATTACTTATGCAGTGCCTACTGGAAGTAAACTAGAAAAATCTATGTCACGGGCAAAGATAGGCGTTGTTTGGCACACGACCTATAGCGGCGATACTATGTCGGCCATGTCTGCTAATTACGGTGCGGATAGTTCTAAACTGAGAAAGAGTAATGCAGTGTGGTCTACCGATGCAACTTTCTCAGATGAGTCGGGTACGGTACGATGACCACCAGCGAAACAGATAAGTTTAACAGAGTTTTGAATATGGCTAATGGATCTTTGAAGAAGGCCAAACCATATTTGAAGATTTTAGAAAAAACTAATCCTAAAGATGACCCATGGGTATTGGGTTCGTCTTTGAAAGTATTTTTTAATTCACAAATTCGTTCTGGTGCTGGTATCAATGACACCAAACGTCTAGTATCAGAGTTTGAACAATTTTATACAGATAAGATGAAGAAAAAGATTGACAGTGTAAAAAGTGCTGCTGGAAAGAAACAGTATGAACAGTTGTTAAAAGATGGACAAGCTGAATTCAATAAATATAAGACATCAATATATTTTGTGTTCGCATCTTACATAACATTGCGAGTTGCAAAAGAAGTTATTGTAAAAAAATTAGAAAGGGTTAAGGGTTCAGTTGCATCATTTATAAAAACCTCTGATGGGTATAAAGTTACTGCACCAGAAGGGTTTGTTGCAATTGACCGTGTTGGTAACGCATTAAAACTAGTAGATAGAATGGAATTCAGTAGAGCAAACTTTACGGTAGCAAAGAGTTGGACCTAAAAAAATAATAATAAAGGGACTCACCCATGGACAGTTGGTTAAGCACAGGATTTGGTATTTTTATAATTGCACAAGCGGGAGCAGCGGTCTGGTGGGCCTCCGGTACTGATGGTCAAGTAACTAATAATACCACAGCGATAGAACAGGTTATAGAGAATGAAAAGGAAATAGCTATAATGCGAGTTCAACAAACTGAAATTGTAAAAGATATGGTTACTGTTATGGATGATAATAAAGAAGTCAAAGAACTGTTGCATTCGCTTCATCGTCTTGTCGAAGAAGCATTAGAAGAACCTGATGAAATTGAATAATGGAGATTTATCTTTATGCGACGAAATGACGCGTCTAAAATTAGACAAGAATTTCAGAAAAATCGTAAGATTAAACTTGATGAAGTTATAGCCAAAGAAACTAAAGAAATACTTGGTGAAAAAAATGTAGTTGAATCTGTAGAGCCTTTTGATGGGGATCCTGATTCACGTGCTAATCTTATTAAAAAAATAAAAGGAGAAACTAATACTCCTTTTGTTCCTATTGCTCCTTGGCCAACAACTGAAATAGTTGAGACACCAGACGAAGCAATTCCTTATGCAGTTTATCTTGCAAGAAAAAAACCAGAAGATCCAGAGATTATAGAAATTCCAGTATTAGAGGAAGAAGAAACTGGTCGGGATATGGCTGCTATAGCTAATGTGCGAAGAATACTAAGAGAAGCACAAGATGTTAGTGATAGTGTAGATGAAGCTCTTGAAGAATATAATGAAGAATATGCTACGGAAATCGAGCCTGAGATAGAATCAGATATTCCAGAAGTCGAACAGGCTGCAAATATTATTGAGGCAACTGTACAAAAATTAACTGAGTATGGTGGTGACCATGTTCCTATTACAGAACTAACTATTTTACAGGATCAAGTGTCCGCCCTCAAAAAACGATTTGGGGAAATGAATGCTGTTGGTTGGGGTCAGGCAGGAATGTCTTATGGCTCTGGTGAGGTTCGTTTAGAGTTTCTTGATGATGTAGATAGAACAACAGCCAAAACAAATAACTACGTTTTAAAATATCAGTCATCTAGTGGTAAGTGGATAGGTGCTGCTGAGAGTGGTGGTGGTTCAGGTAACCCAGTTGCTAGCGGTACTGTTAGTGGAAACAATATAGTCCTTACTTTAACTGATTCTTCAACAGTCACGATAGATGCAACTACTCTAAAAAATGTAGATTATGACCCAGCTGGTTATGAGTATACCGGCGATAAGACTTTAGCAACTATAGTGAATGAGGCAGGTTCTGTTAATGGATTAGAAATAGAGGAAGACACTTGGACAATAATGCCCTGCACAGGCGCTGTTGGTGCTACTCCAGGGTCGGAAGATAATATGTTACCTTCTACTATATTTTCAAGTCGTATTTGGGATAGAAGTAGTAATAGATTTTCGTTTGCAGAGGTTCCTACAGATGGTGTGGTTTTATTTCGGATACAAGCGTGGGTATATCCAGAAACAAATAATGCCCTGCTGGAATGCCGAATTAATTTTAGAGCTGTTGGTGATGGAACAGATCATGTACTCAATGAAGATGGAGACAGAATAGTGTTAGAAGATGACTCAGGAAATATCACAGGTGATTATTTTCAGGCATATCAATTTTATCAAACAGTGGCCGGACAAGAAATGAACGATGGCGCAGGAGTAGAACACGAAAGAACTTTTATATTCCCCATCTATGTAGGTAACTCATCTGCACAGAGAGGTTTTGGTGAATTTGAATTAAACGGTAGTTGTGATTTTACGTTGTATGACTCATCAGTAGTGGCGGTACTAAACTAATGGCTAGAAAAGCTCCAAGAAAATTTTTAATAAGACGAAGTAAAGATAACCTTTCTGTTGTCTTTGGCCGTCGGGCCCGCAGAGTTGGGTCGCATTCTTTAGGTAACTTACAAGCAGTTGCAAGTTCCCGTGCTGGTAGAATTGATATTAAGAATATTGAAGAAACAGAACGTAGAGAAACAGACTTTTTTGAAATAAAAAATATTAGGTTCAATCATTGGTTTACTAGAAACTGGACTACTGATAGAGTAATTATTGCCCAAGACCTTAGAGTAGCCTCACATACAAGTAGGGCCGATGTCATTGCAGAAATTAATAACCTTACAGGTTATACTACTGAACAAGGTACTGGTGACGAAGGTGGTTCGGGGTTATCGTCAGTGGGCGGTACATCTGTTGTTAGTTTCCGAATGGAAAGTGTAGATTATTGTTTAGAGGATGGTACTGGTAGAATATTATCAGAAGATGATGATATCTTTGTTAGTGAAGAACTCAACTCAGTTATTCAAAGGTCAGATGGAACCTTCCTAAGTGTAGACACTCGTTCAGTATCACATGGTGGCGGTGGTAGTGCAGGCAACCCAGTAGTTAGTGGCACTGTAACAGGAACTGATTTGATATTGACTCTGGATGATGCTTCAACAGTTACGATAGATGCAACCTCTTTAAAGAATTTAGATACGAGTGTATCAATAGCTTCACCCAACTGGTATCAGACATATGCTAGTCCTGGAACTGGTGATGCAACAGCGGGTGCACAGATAGACACACTATCACCGTCCGCGTCAACCAACCCTTATAATTTTGGTCAGACATTAGCAAAAGGTTATGAATTTACTTTCCCAGTATCTTTCAATGAAGAAACTAATTATTTTGGTGTTTGGAATGGTACTACATCCTATACTCCATCACAAGCAGGTTTGGCCTCTTACTGGCATAAACATTTAAGGTATTCTTCATCACAGGATCAAATACGACACGGCAGTAATGCTTATGATAGTGTTGGTTGGGATTTGACAGATGACTATACTACCATTCATGGCACAACACAACTTGCATTACGATACGACTATGATACAAATAAGTTACAGTTATGGGATATTACAAACGCATATACTCTTATCTGTACAGCAACCACAGCAGAAGATGGTAATCCAGTAACCATAAGTGGTGCTGTAAATGGAACTTCATCATTACCTAACTTTGCAGTAAGGGAACAAAAATACAGTATTATTGCTGAACTTACTGCCGGTGCGAATACTTCATGGCGTGGTGGTGTAAATACTGATACTGTGATAAAACTAAATGAACCTCTGCGTCCCGGCCACAAGATAAAGTGTACATTGAAGGCTGGTTGGCAGAACCAATACATGACTTTTGATTATACTGGTAGTGCTATAGGTCAAACAGGTGTTGAGAATGAAAATACAGCGAGAGTAAACGCCAACACAACTGAGAAACTAACTGCGGGCACAGGCTTTACTATCAATACAGCTGCGACACGATATGGTACTGGTGATGCCACAGTTGCAATGGGTGGTGGTAATATTTCTTGGAGATATCATATAGATAATAAGATTGATTTGTATGATGAAGATAACGAAGAAATACTTATCACGAAAGATGCTAATGGTGACGGTAATGCAATTTACTTACACCTTGTTGTCGCGGCAACAATCAACGCTGGATATTTCAACACAGATTGGGAACGACCCGAACCGTTTGATGCAGCGTGGTATTATCATCCGAGTTCTAAATACAAACCTAATCAGAGATTCACAGCAGATACATTTGATGGTAGTAGTCGATGGATATTCGGTGAGTTAATGTATCCTGGTCAAGAACTTGTTTTCACAGAAACTCAGACTGGGTCTGGTAACACTTATATAGGTATGAGAAATGGTGATGATACAGCTTGGGTAAGGTGGGTTGGATTTGATGGTACTAAAATAAGTGCTACAAATGAAGGCTTTGATATTACTACTAATTATTCTACTGGTTATACTGTGACGGGTAAAGTACTTGCTATGAGATATGACCACGGTGATAACAAAATAAAGTGGTATGATATAAACACCACTGGTGTAGAAACTCTTATCACTACAGCATCGGTTGCCTGTGATGGTAATGCGATTCGTATTTCGTCTAGTGGTAATAATAGAGTTCCACAATCTCCTGTGTTGAGATACTATGGTTGGGAGTATATACATACGCCAACAGCCTATCCACAATCGTGGGGGAACTGGAGAATAAATAGACCTTCAGTGAATACTACTCTAAGAACTGATACAGTAGTGCGACATCGGCGTGGACTATTGCCCGGCTACTATATGAGATGGACAACTCCTGATTCGGGGCAACAAGTTTTCAATGGTGGATGGAAGTCATCTAATAATGCATCGGGCCTAACTAATGTTGAAACCACTATGTCTTTTTGGGATTGGGGGTTTAGAATGAATAATGCAGAACGGATCGCTAACCTTCATAATATGACATTCAACACATCCAATACTAATTATGTAGATGCTTCTACTGGATGGAGTGATCCAGATAAAGGCACTACTCAAATACAGATAAGATATCATGCAGATACTAATAAGATAGATTTACATGACCATACTAATAACCGAGTTATTGCTACTAAAGATACTGACGGTGACGGTAATGCAATATATCTGTCCCATGGAATGGGAACTGATACTACTGATATAGCAGATAACTTTTTTGGTGGTGGTGATGTGGAGATTGCGGCATCAAACTTTGCACCTAGTTTTACAACCGCACCCAATATGGGTTATGATGCTGATGGCATACTAAATGCAACTGAGATGGTCAAACTAGATACCGCTGTGCCGGTTGGCAAACGAATGATTATATATCCAGAATTTTGGGGTCTGCTAGAGGATATGGGAGGAGTGGCCAGTGGTGGCCCTGCCGTAGACGGCACAGGCTGGGTAGATAATGACGTAGTATTAATGGGTTGGCAAAAAGCTAACTCGCCTCATGTTGGCACCAATCTTGGTAACTCCAACTCTGGTTGGGATGCGGCTATGCATATGGCGCTACGTGGTGCCGGGACAAACCACACTGGTAGAATTTCTATATACTCTCCAGGCAATGCTGCTTTCACCGCTCGTGATGCCCGGGTCATGAGTAATAACTTTACAGACCTTTATTTTACCTTTGATAGAATATCAACTTCCTCTGGACGAATCATGGCGTTTACTACTCTGGCATTTGCTCGAACAGGTATTACTGGTGCTAATAATAGTTGGTATGCGAGTGACGGTAACTATATGAATGGCAACGCACAAACGCTTACATTAACTAGTGATAATTATCTTTATATATATTCAGCTGTCGGGAACTTTACACTACCCACAGTTGCTTGTACTGAACTACTCACGATACCATCATAAATATTACTATGAAGATGACATTTGCATTCGGTCGGTTTAACCCATCTACTATTGGACACGAAGTTCTCATAGACAAAGCAAAGTCTGTGGGTGGTAGGAACTACCGTATCTATATAAGTCAGTCTCAGGATAGAAAGAAAAATCCATTAGATTACAGTACTAAACTACATTATATGCGGAAGATGTTTCCTAAACACGCTAAACATATTATCAACAGTCCAGCACGAACTGCCATAGATGTTGCAGTTGAGTTATCTAAAGAAGGGTTTACAGATATAATGTTTATCGCTGGTTCGGACCGTGTGAAAGAGTTTGATACGTTACTACAGAAATATAATGGTGTAAAGGCTAGACACGGTGAATATAAGTTTGACAGTATCAAAGTTATCAGTGCAGGGGAAAGAGACCCAGATGCAGATGGTGCTTCTGGAATGTCTGCATCAAAGATGAGAGCCGCTGCAGAAGATGATGACTTTGATAAATTCTACCAAGGCCTTCCACCGAAGTTTGCTGATAGTCCTGATGCTAAAAAGTTATTCAGAGCAGTTCAAAAGGCTATGGGTGTAAGGGGTTTGAATGAACATATTGAAGAACTTGATGAGGCTGTGATTACTCTGGCAGTAGTTGGAACGGCTATATTAACTTTTGCTGGAAAGGTGGCAGTTGATATGGTTGCCCCACATGCTGCATTGGCACTTACAATCTGGTGGATGTTACCAGTGGGTCTTGGACTTGCAACAAAGTTGGCAATAGCAGTAAATGTTGCCGCTTGGGCATTACCATCATTTCTCGCCGCACTTGGTGCTGGCGCATCAATTAAAGTTGCTTTGAAGAATTCTCAAAAGAAGGTTCAACAGAAGGTTGATGGTATGACTGCAAAAGAAATGAAGAAGTTACCAGCAAAAACATCTGATAAAAAACTAATTGCAAAGACGATTAGTGACAAAAAATTCAAGGCTGCAATACGAGAAGAACTAATGAAAAATGAAAAAGTTGAACATGAGGGCTTTTTTGGTAGAACATTAAAGAAGAAAAGTTATGCAGCTGCGGTACAGTGGTATAAAAAGTTTATACAACGGGGTGATAAACCCATGGTTGCTTTACATAAAGCAGCTGGTATGATACAGGGATTGAATGATAAAGACTTTCAAATGTATCTGCGAAAGATGAAACTGTTATAAATAATAAAAAAGAAATAATCTAGGAGATTAGAATTATGAGTTTATGGGGCACGGCACACGCTTCGGCAAGCAACAAACCCAAGTTTTTGTCAGAAGATGAAAATGCAGTAGCAGAAGGCACAAAAGGTAATGTGTATGCTACAAATTCAGGTTGGGTAATGCAGGCTGGAACAGCCGCATCAGGAAATAATAACGCTTCTGCTACACCAGAAGTGTTGGTGGCAATCGGTGGCCTTGCGGGTACTAGTTCAACAACTGGTCTCCGAACACCAACTGCCACAGATATGCGTTTCGTAATTGGAACGACAGCGGCAACCGACCTTACGGCTGGTAGTTCCGCTGCGACGATTACGGTTGAAATTACTTGGGACGAAGCTGTTACAGTTGCTGGTTCGCCAACACTGGCTATTGCCAACGGCAACCAGGGTTCTGGTTCAGGCCGTGGACCATACACATTGGTCTATACTGCAACCGGTTCAACTGCAAACAGAAAACGATTTACCTTGGCTAGTCAGACAATCGCCACAAACGATGTCTTGACTATCGGTGGAGCGGATATCGCACTCGCCGGAGGTACGATTTCTGATACAGTAGTGGGCGGAACAACTCTTGCGGCATCATTGGTGCTGAGTGGGTTGACAGCAGTAACACACACCGTCTTGGCGTAATAGGAAACTGTTAGCATGAAACTAAAACTTAAAGGAACAGAGGCGGCCGCAGGTACTAGTACTGGTGCGGCTTCCAATGTTGGTTCTGCGACTTGTGTAAGAGTTCACAACTCTGGGACCACTCAAAGATTAGTTACACTGGAAGAGAGCGGAGGTACCGACATTGGTACCTTCACCCTCTCAGGTGGAGCTACAGAGTATGTTGATAAAGCATCCACCGATAAAATCTTTGCGGCACACGCAGAGGTTCTATTAGTTGGAGTAGCTTTTTATTCGTAATTGATCCGTGTATATGCACGGAGTAACATTCCCGAAAGGGTTTATATAGGAGAAAGAAATGGCTGATAAGAAAATCACAGCACTAACAGACCTGGGAACAGGTGTAGCAGCGGAAGACCTTTTACACGTTATTGATGATCCAGCAGGAACACCAGTAAACAAGAAGATTTCCATTGCAAGTATGATGAACAATATGCCTACTTGGTTGGCATTTGATTCAGCACCCCAGGCCCTCACAGCCGCCGGTGCAGTTAACCTCACAACAGCAGTAACAACTATTGCAAGTTCAGCAGCAATTGCTCTGACACTGGCTAACGGTGCTGTCGGACAGATTAAAATTCTGTGCATGACTACTGATGGTGGTGATGCTACACTTACCCCAACAACATTGAATGGTTATACTACTGTTACGTTTAATACTGCTGGCGATTCTTGTGTGTTGATTTATAACACAACAGGTGGTTGGAGTGTTATTGCAAACCAGGGTTGCGCATTGGCGTAATAGGAATTTTATATTATGATTAGTGTGGAAACTATTACCGAAAGAAAGGTTGTTATATTAAACGAACTGGAGAAACTTCAGGAACAGTTAAGCACATTGGAAGACCAAAAAACATCTCTCATAGCAAACGCAAATGCTATGAGGGGTGCCATCCAACAGTGTGACTTTTTTATTGAAGTCTCCAAACAGCAGGAAACTGCGACGGAAGATAAAGATGAGTGAAGAAGTAATCAGATACGGTGCCGGCGGAATCCCTTATAAGGGTAAAGCAGAAGAAACATCTAAACCAAAGAAAAAGGCAGAGCCTAAAGCCGAGGTTACAGTAGAAGTTACTGAAAAGGAGACCTCGGAAGCAGACTTGGCCAAATTAGGATTATCAAACGATGAAAACGTATAAAAGTTTTGTTACTGAACACGGAGATACTGATAGTGCTATAATGAAGCATGATGCTATTCCCGTTGAAGATGGTAGCAAAAATATTTCAAATATCTCAGATCCAGAAGTGTTAAAAATGGTTAATGCTTTTGTTGGGTCTATTGGAGATAGAGAGTACATCAATGCTAATCATGCTATTAGCGAATTACGACAAAAGCTTATGAGAATAGGTGTCACCTTTCCAACAGTAGAAATTGCTGAGGGTGAAGGCGATCTTTCTGTTCCATTGACTCAGTGGGGCGGCCGTTATGGTAATGACGGTACTGGCACTGAAGATGGTCAGTTAGTCAATGACGCTCATAATGCAAGTGGATTGAGTATTAATTTTAAATATATGAACTTGGAAAATGGCAGTTGTAGAGTAATGGCTAAAATAGCGTGAATGAATGTATGAAAAAATAACTCCGGCGAACTGGCAGATGTTCGCTATGCATTATTATGATAATCCGCAGTGTGAAAGTGAGGAAGAGTTTTACGACGATATAAAAAGGTTTAAATATCTGAAAAGACTTTTCAAGAAGTATCAGGAGACGGGTGAATTGAAAGAGAGGTTAATTCTCAATCACATTATAGTTTTATCTAATGTGTTTGGGGTAGAGGCCTCAGGCATTTTATTATTTTTTAAGATTGGACCAGAGTATTGGCCGGCGTTAAAAACATTTATGATATATTTAAGTATGATACCAGAAGCGGAGATGAACCAAATAGACTTGGATCCTTATGTATGGACACAACTAAAGAAAATCTGACGGAAGGCCGAGCCATAGACTTGTTTGTGGCTTATAGGTTTCTCAGAATACTTACTACTCCTTGGGAAGAACAAGAAGCTTTCAAGCATGGTATCATAGACAAAGATGGCAAACTTCTCCGAACATCTAAAGAACTTTCTAAACTAGATGAGAAAGAGTCTTTTACTTTACTACACCGACTAATATTTAATCTTAAAAGAATACTGCATAAAATTCCTGGAGTTAGAACAAAGATAGGAACTTATGCTACAGCATTATTTCTTCTCAAACAACATTTCGCTTCTCAAGTTGATGAAGAAGATACCATAGAGAATAGTTTTAAAAATTGGTTAATAGATAATGGTTATGCTACAGAAGAAGAAATCAGTGAGCATGTTACCCACGAGGTTTTATTGTCAGGACGATATAAACTTAAAGAGGGTGGTACTGTGACGGTTTTTGATAAAACTCCTGTAGATAATGTTTTAGGTCAACCGATTTTTAAAGTTATTCGTAATAATAAAGAAACTTATATCTCCCTAGAGGACTTGGAGGAAGCATGAAGCGTTATGGTTTGTGGGTAGAGGAAGTTCCTACTAATGCTACGGGTACAGCAGTTGCCGGTACTGGAGATGATGATTCTACAGTAGTAGTTAAAAAGAAACCTAAAATTTTTAAACGGAAACGCAGACTGACCAAAGAACAGATAGAAGAAGGTATTGCATCCCGTGCAGCTGATATGGCCAAACAGGCGGCTAAAAAGAAAGCAGGGGAGTTAAAGAAGAAGGCTGTTGGTGCAGTTAAGTCTAAACTAAAATCAACAGGACCTGCCCGAGCATTTTATGGTGCTAAAAGTAAAGTCAAAGCAGCACAAGACGCTTTAGATAAAGCAAAAGAAAAAAAGAAAAAGATGGCTTCGACTTATAGAAAGTTGAGAGGCGAAGAATCTGAAGATGACTTGGCTGAAAGAAACTATGCAAAGGAACGTGAAAACTATCATTCCAAACCAGAGCAGATGGAAAGAAATGCGGCTCGTTTAAGAGCACGCCGTCTTATGATAAAGAACGGTAAGGCTGCTAGAGGTGACGGTAAAGACGTTCATCATAAAGATAATGATCCGCTAAACAATGAGGAAGATAATCTTAAAGTAACTGACCGCTCTTGGAATAGACGGGAACCTCGTTTGAGAAAAGAAGAAAGTATAAATATAGAAGAACGAACATTAACTCCTACTGAATTAAAACGTAGAGAGGAGATTGCCAAAGACCTGGATGATGCAAAGTTTAAAGAGAAGTATGGTGAGAAATGGAAACAGGTAAAGATGGGTGTCGCCACTAACCTGGCCAAGAAAGAATCTGTAGATGAAGCTGATATGAAAAAGGATCCAAAGGCTAATAAAGAATTAGGTAAAGAATTAAAAATCAAAAAGGCTATTGCCCAGGCTCAACTGAGTATGGCCAAAGATGCGGAGAGAGTACAAAAACTTAACGATTTGCTAACTAAGAAAAAAGAAAAGCAAAAAACGGACGAATCAACTATGAGTAAAAAATATCTAGAAACAAAACAGGGTAGCATTGAAGATGTTATCAAACAGGTATGGCAGAATGCTGCTGATGCAGTCCCGGCTACTCCTCCGAAAGTAGAGAACTGGAAGGACGATGAGGACGAGAAAGAAGAAGTCCAACCTGAGAAAAAATCTCAAAAGGTTGATGGTCGTTCAAAGTCTTATAAAGAAACTCTGAAACGAATCGCTCTCCGTAAGGAAAAACTTGCTGCGATGAATGCATCGGTCAAGAAGATGAACGCTGTTGCTAAAGGTCTTGATGAAGAAGATTTGGATGAAGCAAAGTTTAAATCTGGAGATGTCGAAAAGGCTATCAAGATTGCTTACGATATGGAAGGCAACATGACAGGCGCTTGGAAGAAGATTGAAAAAATCAAACGAGGTCTTGGTGACGAGCCTACAGTAAAGGCTGCGTTGCAAGATGCCAACGAAGAAGTTGTCCACGAAGCAGTCAAAGGTCACTTTGATGCAATGGATAATAAAGAGATGAAAAAGTCTCTAGCGAAGTTTCGCCTCAAAGGAAAGATATCTCAGAAGGATGTAAACCCAGGTCAGGATGAATGGGAAGTTTCTGGTAAGAGTATCGAAGATATTTGGAAGTGGTATACCAAGAGTGGTTACGGCGATGCGGATGATTTTGAAGATATGGACGATTTCAAAGATACACATTTTGAATCCCGTGTGCATCACAGAGCCATGGTGACAGAAGGCACAAAGGAAGAGTATCAGAAGTTTTTCCAAGCAGCACTGAAGAAGTTTGGTGCAAAGAGTCCTGCTGAGTTAGAGGGCGAGAAGAAGAAGTCATTTTTTGATTACATCGACAAGAACTGGACAAAAGAAGAACAGCAAGACTTTTCAGAAGGTGAACTCCCACCCGCCCTCAAGAAAGCAATCGCTGCTAAGAAAGCTCAAAAAAAAGATTCGGATGAGCAAGACGAAGATCCAGTAGGGGAAAGTATTCGTCCGACACCAAAACCCCGTGGAGATTTAGATAAGGCAATTACTAAGTTCAAAAAGGGTGGCGGTAAGACTACTAAACTAAAACCAGGTGCCCGTTTGAAAGGTATGGAGAAGAAACGGAAGGATGTTGTAAAGGGTCGTATGGCCCGAGAAGAATATATCCATGAAGGAACATGGGCAATTCCTGGTAAACAAAAAGATTATGATAAGTTTATGAAGTTGATGCAGAAGCCTATTCCTGCAGGTGATGCAGAGAAAAAGTATTTTAATACTATTGGCGATGATGAAGTTTGGGATGAGGTTGAGAAGATTCTTGACAAGAAAGGTCCCAAGGGTGATATTCGACCTGCATTTAAAGATTTTTTCAATGATACGAGAATGGTAGCGTATATGCAGAAGAAGGGTATCAAGTTGCATAAGCATAAGAAGAATTACGATGGCCAGTGGGTTATTGAATCTGCTGAAAGCCGTTTTATCCACGAAGCCAAGTCACCTATGGATGAGCTACGAAAAATAGTTGATAAGAGAACAGCCGGTAAGGTATCTGGTATGAAAGTCGATCTTTTCAGTGCCTCGGCTATGGTTGCAGTGTATAATGCACTCAACCCGCAGAATCAAACAAAAGTTGAACAGATGTTAAAAACTAAACAAGGGGTACTTACTTTCGCTGAGTTTGCTATGTCGAATGTAAAATAGATTGAGGTTATATTATGGTACAGGTTGTTATTATATTAGTGATGTTAATGGGTGCTGGTGGGTTTGGAGCCTATAGTTGGGTTACAAAACTACAAGCAGAAAATAAAATCCTTCAAGTGAATCAAGAAAAACTTGAAGGTGCTGTTGCAGAAAACGAAGCGGCATTGCGTCAGCAGGCCGCCGAGGCTGCAAAGATTCAAGTGGCTAATTCTGAGTTACGAGATGCGCAAGTCAAGCTCCAAGCTGACTCAAAGAATCTTGCCAAGAAATTAGGTAAGCATGAACTAGATATTCTGGCACAGAATAAGCCAGCCCTAGTTCTCCGACTTATCAATCGAGCATCTGGTGCAGAGTTGAGATGTTTTGAACTTACTACAGGTGCAGAACATACTCCAGAAGAACTCGCAGCAACGAAGAAGTCTCAGAGTAATCGTGAATGTCCTGGTTTGGCTAACCCCAATCTAGGTAAGGAGAATACAGAATGAAAAAATTGAGTTTGTTATTGATTGCTGTTGTGTTTTTAGCTGGTTGTTCAATGACCCCTAAAGTCAAACAGGTAGAAGTATCTACCGTTGCTATAGATAAGTTATCTTTAGAGATTCCAAATCCACAACCTCTTGAGTTGCGAGAGGTGGAGTGGGTTATTGTAACAGAAGCCAACATTGAATCCGTTTGGCAAATGTTAAGAGATGACAATGAAGGTGTTGCATTGTTTGCTCTCCGTCATGGCGACTATGAACGTCTAGCCCTAAATATTAAAGAGATTCGTGCTCAGTTAGGTGAGTACATTGTTATCTTAGAAAAGTATCGGGAATATTACGAGGAGTAACATATGGACTGGTTTCAACGTATGTGGTTAATGAATAGATTGAAAGAAAGGACATCGTTAGATGGTGCTGTATTAATCGCTGTAGGTGTGGTGGGAATTATGTTTACACCACTTATTAAAATTGCTGCTTGGGCAGCTATTGCCTATGGACTTTGGACACTGATAAAGGGAGAATGAGATGAAAGTCTGGTCTGGTAAACTTAATTGCACCTTTCATGGTAAGATGCATTGGGAACTCAACGAGGAGCTTTGGTTTCTTACTAAAGAAGCAAACTCACACCATAAGACCTGGAAAGATATGGGTGTAAAGATTACAGCACCAAAATCACCGAAAGGTTATTCAAAAGTATATGCACCGAAAGGTTATGATACAGACCTGGCTTCAATCCCCAGGGCAGGATGGGTGGCAGTCGCCCCTTGGGACGTTGCCCGTCCAGCCATTATTCACGATGTATTATATGGCGCACTCCGTGATGCGTTGTCGAATAATACTCACGACGAGAAGGTAGTAAATGAAATGAGAGCAGCGGCTGACCGTGTATTCCTAGAGGGGATGCAACAGGTTGAACCGCCTATCGCAATGTGGAAGGCCAAACCATGTTATTGGTCTGTCCGTCCCTTTGGTCGTTTCGCTATTCGTAGTAAGGGTATGGCCCAAACTTAATGGGCATATTGTTTTGGGCTTTATTGAGGTCCATTATTTTTTCATGTATTGGAAATAGTTTTTATAAATGGTTTTCAAAAACTAAAATTGGAATTTGGTTTGATGCTAGTCTTGACAGGATGTTGAGCATAATAATGAGGAAAGAAGATGCTCTCCGTGAAAAGGCTGGGAAGCCGTCATCTAAGCAAATTGATATGTTTGACAATAAGTCTACTCGTAAGCACGACAGTTAGCGCATACGATACAACATATTCACTACACGGTTCTCGTGCTAGTTTTTTAATGATGGATAGTAAGTGGATGACACTTAACTATCTACACCCCAACGCCAATAAGGTCGGTATGAGAAATGCTGCAAAGGCCAATGGCGATACTCACATCTATCTCTACACCAGAAACGGCGGAGACAATGGTGGTGGGTTCAATCTCAGTGCCATCAGTCCCCAACCAGATTGGGAAGCAAGACTAGATGAACTCAATAACATGGGACTCAAACCAGTTCTATGGTTGACACCAGACGATAGTAGAAATATTACTAGTCAATCTATGGATGCCCAGAAGGCACACTTTGACCAGATGGTTACTAGATTCGATAACAAGGTAACTGGATATGTAACGTGCCTTGAATGTGATGAATATTTCTCTGCCGCTCAAGTTCAGGCTCTAGTCGCACATCTAAAAAGTAAAACGAACAAACCTGTTGGTGTTCATTTAACATCAGGTGTTGGAGGCCACAGAGGCAACACAGCTTATTATGCTAATGCAGATTATGTCTTCCTTCAAACAGGATGGAATAAAACTCCTGCACAAATTGCCGCAATGGTCAAACACGCAATGGCCGTTACAGGTAAACCAGTTGTCGCCTCCGAGCATTCAAAAGAAAGTAGAACAGCGACCGCCAGAGCATTGGGAGATGCAGCGTGTGCTGCTGGTGCAATAGGTACTGGTAACGGTAGAAGTATTAATTACTGCGGGCATGAAGAACCACCGAAAAAGAAAAACAATGATGCTGATATGGCAATGGCTGCTGTAGGTATTATAGTTCTTGGTGTCGCAGCTTATTATCTACATACCAATTATGATTTTGAATTGAAGTTTAATGCTACAGATAATTGGCAGAGTTATGGTACAAAGAAAACATTTAATTTATTTGAAAAGAAAGATACCACAATAAACTTTAATACAGAGTTTACCCATCAAGTAGCAAATGACTCCATCAATAACAGAATTCTTTTTACGTTTAGCGGTACTTTTTAGTATTGTAGTAAGCGGTGCTCAGGCAAATACTTTACATGGTGTAAGGTCTTCCTTTCTGTTAGGAGATATATTTGACAGCAAATATAGTACATCTTTGTTGTACCTTTCTAGAACTTGGAACGATACAGAAAGGCTCAATTATATAACACGACTCAAGAACAATGGTGATACACATATTGATGTGTATGCCAGAGCAAGTAGTGGTGTCCTCCCCGGCGGTGTAGTAGACCCAAACGAAAATCTACACGCCAAACTAAAACAACTCAATGATAATGGACTGAAACCTGTACTTTGGATGACAGGTGAACAACGTCATGGTGATTATAAAGTATCACAGGCGGAACATGAAGCCTTCATAGATAAAACTATTGTACAGTCCGATTCACAAGTTGCTGCTTATGTGGTAGGCCTAGAACTTGATGAGTATTGGAGTGCCGCAACAGTAAATCATTATGTTGCTTACATAAAAGCAAGAACAAACAAACCTGTTGCCGTACATCTTGCGCCAGGCGTTGGTGGTTACAAGAAAGACATAAGTTATTACAAAGGTGCTGACTATATCTTTCTACAGATAGGCAATCATCTATCAGGCGATTATGTTGCTGATACAGAACTCGCAAAGAGTATGTTGAATGAAGCACTACAATTAGGTATACCTGTTGTTGCAAATGAGTATGCTTTGTACAGTGAGACTGCACAGGCAAAAGCATTAGGTGATCTAATGTGTCAGATGGGTGCAGTAGGAACTGGTAATGGAAGAAATATACAATTCTGTGGTGCAGAAGAAGTACCTAAAAAGAATAGAGATGGTGAGTATGCAATGGCCGTATTGGGTATAGCTGCTCTTGCCGTAGGTGCATACTATCTACACACCAACTATGATTTTGAATTGAAGTTTGATGCCACAGATAATTGGCAGAGTTATGGTACAAAGAAAACATTTAATTTGTTTGAAAAAGGCCATAAGAAATTAAACTTTGGTACAGAACTAACACATACAGTAACAGATGGTTTCAATAGTAATAGAATCTTTTTTGGCCTTACTGGTACGTTTGATTAAAGTAAAGTTTTGACTAAATAGTTCTGTGAAAAATATATTTACAGAACATCCTAAAAGTGTCGGTGAGTCTTACCTGCAGCATCTGTCTCAAGCTGCACGGTTTGCGCTCACCTTTTTGATATTATTTTTTATTGCGTTGGTACATGCTATATTACCTTTTCTGTTCGCAAGAACGGCAAGTGACATTGTTTGTGAAATGAGCAAAGATATGAAACATAGGGGAAAGGAAACATGATAGTATGGCCGAACCAAATGCCCTAGCTGAATTTCTAGAGTTAGGCTTCGCCGCAGCAGGTACACTTGCTGGCGGTTTCTTTATTGTACTTCTATTGAAGTATATCCTTGAGTCTGTTGTCGGACAGGCCGCATCTTTACATGGGATGATTACTGCATTGGACAATCGTGTAAAAACGATGAACAATGAGGTCGTTCGTATTGACACGTTAATAAGCACCGTTGTCGGTGTTAAACCTGATTTGGATAGAATTGCCCGAGCAGATGGGCAAAAAGACGCGAGGAAAGACTAATGATGTGGGTAGATTATTCTATAGACCAAGCACCCAATGGGGCTTTCAAGGTCGTGGGCGATACGCCTAATGAAGTCATGGAAAAGGGTGAATATTCATTATACAAACCCGGAGATATTTTTGTAGTCAACGAACATGGTTGGCTTTTGAAAGTAGAACCGGAGACTGTTGTACTATGAAATGGATGATACAAACGGAAAGAGATAAACAAGGATATCATACTGTAACTTATAACAACGGATATCATTGTACCTGTGCTCGTTTTGATTTAAGAAACCCTGGATACTGCAAACACATATTAGCAGTTAGTGGGGCACAGGTATCAGTAAAACAACGTAAGTATGGTCATATAGTTCAGGTTGAGTAATGGATATTGTAGCATTAGTAAATCAATATGGGTTACCCATAGTTGTTGCCGGGGGTATGGGATATTTTATATTCTTTATTTGGAAGTTTGTAACAACGGAAATAAAACCAAAACTGGGTGCGACGGCAACAGTTTTAATTGCTCTGATAGACCGTATTAGAATGTTAGATAACGACTTAATACGATTAGACCAAAAACTTAATATCTTCATCGAAATGGATGAAGCATTAAAACTAAAGGATAAATATGAACCAAATCAATCTAAGAAGAAAGACTAAAGGTCCAGACTTCTCATTTAGAGAGATGATAATGTCCTTCACCTTTGGTGCAGGCATTATGGCTATCTTTATCGGCCTAATGTTTTTTGCTATGACTAAATCTCTTGCGTCAGACTTGGTGCATGAGTTTCATAGTCCATCGTTCAGTGGTATCGGATGGAGTACTCATATGCTTTCTCTGGAACAGTTACAGCACAATAGAAAAGAAGATGCTAGAGACCGGGTAGAGGCACAAGAGAGACAGGATGAACGAGATGAAAAGAATAAAACTATCAACAAGTTTATCAAGAACGTAGAGAGTCGTATCTATGCCAACTTGTCCAAACAGTTAGTGGACAATATGTTTAAAACTTGTTCGGATGAACAAATTGAAAATGAAACTTGTAATGCACCGTTGACAGGCACAGCAGATATTGAAGGTTCTATTTTAGTTTGGACTAAAGACCCAGACATGGGAACGATTACTTTGGTCATAACGGATGCAGATGGTACAACATCTACAATGATTGTGCCTGTAGGAGACTTTGGATTTTGAAAAAAGTTTTATTACTGTTAGGTATTATATTTTTAACTGGATGTGCTAACTTCAACGCCACCAGTAAAAGGTTTATTCTGCATGGGTCATTGCCCTATGCGGAAGGGACACCTACTACCGATTTACTTTTGGCCGTTCCAGAATTAGACCAACAAGTAATTACGATAGCAGTATATAAGTTTCCAGACAGAACAGGACAAAGAAAACCATCAACAAGGTTTTCACAGTTATCAACTGCCGTATCACAGGCACCAGAAACATATCTTATAGATGCGTTGAAGTGTGTTGGTGGGGGCAAATGGTTTAAGGTAGTAGAACGCCAGGGGTTAGACAGTTTAATAAAAGAGAGACAACTTATCCGTTCAACCAGAGAACAATATGACGGAGATACCAAGAGCATTTTGAAACCATTACTCTTTGCAGGACTTATAGTAGAGGGTGGAATCGTAAGTTATGATTCTGATGTAAAGAGTGGTGGAGAGGGAGCTAGATATTTTGGCATCGGCCTGTACGACAGTTATAGAACAGACCAGGTCACGGTATCATTACGTCTAGTTGCTGTTCAAACGGGAGAGATACTTCTATCGGTATCATCAACAAAAACGATTGCCAGCCATAAAATAGGCGGTGATGCTTTCAAGTTTTTGGACTTGGGAACAAAGGCATTGGAGATAGAACTCGGAGTAGCTAGAAACGAGCCCACTAACTACGCCATCCGAACAACAATAGAATATAGTGTGCTACAGATGATAGAGAAAGGTGAAGCGAAGGGCTTATGGAAATACAAGGAGGAAGGATGAACAAGTTATTCTACGGAATAATTATGCTTTTGATGGTGTCGTTTGCTCACGCCAACGATATTTATGTAACACAATCAGGTGCAACACTGGATCTTGATATTACTCAAGATGGGCAAAACAATACGGTAGGTAATAGTACAACAGCATCAACAGTTACTGGTGCAACAACTACTATTGATATTGACCAAATAGGTAATACAAACGTATTGACCTTTGATGTCAATGGTGCAACCTTTACAGGCACATTTTCAACAACTGGTAACAGTAACAATATTGATTTCAATTGCGATAGTGATGGTACAGGTTCGTCTTGTGCTACCGCAACAGCAAACATAACTTGGATAGGTTCATCATCGAATATTGATATTGATATTGGTGAAGATGCCGATGCCGCAAACGCAACAGTAAATATTACTGGTGCTTCTGGTAGTGACAGTAACGTAATTGCTGCTACCATAGATGGCACATCAGCCATTCTAACACTAACAGTCAACGGTGATACCAACAACTATTTGATTGATATAAATGGAGACGGCGATTCTGCAGGTCATACTTATATTCATACACACGTTGGAAGTATTGCTGATGTTGATGTAACACAGTCGGGTATCTATGACAATATGGTAACACTGTCAACAACCGGAGACAACCACGATATTGATATCAGTCAAACAGACTAATGAAAATTTTATTATTGTTACTGTTGCTTATATCAACAGCACATGCTAGCATCGGAAATGTAATATTACAGGAAGGTAATACTGTAATAGAACAAAAAGATGGAACGGAGAATACGTCTGAGATAGACTTGGACGTATTCTCTTATGACGTTGTAAAAACAGGTGATGGTAAAACAGCAATTGAGTTTGTCGATGCAACGCGGGTTGATGTTACCGAACATAGCAAGTTGGTGATTGATGAGTTTGTATATGACCCAGCAACAAAGACGGGAACATTATCTATCAAGGCATCTCTTGGTACGATACGTTATGCTTCCGGTCTGATTGCCAAGAACTCTAAACAGAATGTAAAGATAGAAACACCCACGGCAACGATTGGTGTCCGTGGTACAGATTTTACAATGACAGTAGATGAACTCGGAGGGTCTACTATCATTCTATTGCCATCGTGCGATACAAACGGAAACTGTTTCGTTGGGGAGATTGATGTCACTACTGATGCAGGACAAGTAATACTTAATCAGGCATTTCAGGCTACGGTAGTTACTACCTCAGCATCTTCACCAATGAAACCTGTAATATTAGATTTAGATGAGGAGTTGATTAGTAACCTACTCATCATATCTAAACCAAAAGAGATAGCAGAAGCACAAGAAGCAGAATACTTCCAAGAAGTAGCCAGTATGTTAGATGTAGACTTTCTACAGTTTGATGATTTAGAAGTAGACCATTTAGAAGAAGATGAGTCCACATGGGCAACAGGCCTAGACATAGACTTTCTAGAACAGAACTTTTTGGTTGACTTACTCAAGGTCATCAACGCCCAACTTGCTAAAACTTTAGGCGACAAAATATCAGAGAAAGAAACAGCACGAGTAGGTTCGGGTGATCCATCTAAAGTTAGAACAGGCAAAGACCCAATCACGGGTATTTTAGTAGTAGACGATGACCCAATGTGGATATGGGAACGAGAGGCCTCATCGGGTAGTATAATACGATTGGTATTAGATAAAGAGTATGGTTATCAAATCAACGTGTTGCAAGGAGATTTTGAAATAATGGACTACGAACTAGGAGGATCAGAAAATGCGATTGTTATTATTCAGTCTGGTGGTTAGTTTATTCATATTTCCAGTCTATGCTAATGACTTGGACCTGACCATTACGAATAGTGATGGTACAGAAATAACAATGACACAAGATGGTGAAGATAATGAGATAGACTTGACTATGGATAG